CACCGAGATCTACACTCTTTCCCTACACGACGCTCTTCCGATCTCCGTAGCAACCGTTGGCGTTGTACTACTCAACGTATAGTTTCCGTCCGTTTCGTTAGCGGGCGTTACCGTTACGCTGACCTTAGCAGTACAGCAGACTTCAAGTGCAGTCTTGTCAATTGCAATCGTAATAGATTGTACTGGAATTTGGCTAGTAGTTACCGTTACGATGTTCGACTTGGCGCTTTCACGCAAGCCGTTATAACTGCTTACGGCAAAACGATAGGTAGTTTTTGCTTGCAATCCAGTAACCGTGTAGGTTTTCTGGTCGGTAACTTCCGCAATCTTGGTTAGTTCGCCGTCAGCTCCTAAACCTTGATAGATATAGTATTTCAACTTAACTCCCTCCCTTTTTAGTTACGCCATTCTAGCCGTTGCGTATGCTCATCAATATAGATAGCTCGCAGATCAGTGGGGCTCGTTGGCTTGCTGAAATAGCCTGAACCGCCTGCAAGGGTGCTCTTGCCTTTCCCTTCGCCAGTCAGCGCTAGTTGTGCGTTAACGTTGCCCAGACTGACCTTGATTGTTTTATAGCCATCGCGAACATACCATGCACCAGCGCTTGATTCAAAGTTCGGCGCGTCATCAAGATAAAAGTTTCTTGGTAACCGAACTTTAATCGTGTTAGCGTCTGGATACGTAGCCATGCAAGGGACTAGCTTTGTGTTAGTTTGACCAAACCCGCTTGGGCCACTCCCAAGCCCGTTTGGTTCAGTACCAATTGCATACTCGTAATACATAACTTTTGGCTCTGGATAATCAGCTTGATTGTGTACGATTGTAATTTCGTAACCGTACAGCAAGTCTTCCAGACTATCAGCCGTAACCATGCTTGCGTTGCGCTCAGCAACCATGCCGTTAGCTAACTCAATGACGTTAGTACCGTCTGGGGTTTCGTCCTTGTGCTTAACGCGGATTTGCCAAACAGCACCATGCCCGTCATCGTAGTTATCCCAACCCTTCGTGATTGCAAGGTCGTTCGCAGCTAACGCAGCATAACTCTGCATAGTTGGGACGTCGCTAAATTGCCATGCTCGATCATGGAACTGAGCTTGTTTCAGCGTTTCTTGGATTTGTTGTGTCATCTCCAGCAGCTGATTATAGCGAACGTACAACCCATTTTTAGGGTCGTTCACTTCTGCCATTGCGTCGTTTAACGATTGCCTATACTTGGTCAACCAATCGCTAAATTCCTTGCTGTACGTTTCACCTGCTTCAGTAAGCTCGTCCTTAATCGCGTTGCCTTTGTCGGTTACTTGTTCGAGAATTCGTTCAAACTCTCCGATATAATCTCGGCCGGCATTCCCGACGTGTGCAAAAAACTGATCATCGATAACATCAAAATCCATGTCAACGGTTGATACCGTCTGACCATCTCGGCCGATGAAACGAACAAAAAACTGTTGCCAGTGTCCAGGCACGTTAAAAGTGCGCTCGTCAAAGTGCAACGTTACCCGTCCCAATGCGATTTGATCGTTGCGATCGTTAGCTTCAACGGGATAGATATGCTTGTGCGCATATCCTTGACTGTCAACACCGCCGTATTCATATTTCCAACCCCGCATATCAACGGGAAGACTATTGCTAGTGATATACACTGGCAAATAATCGTCCGTATCACCTACACGGCCTTTAAAATAACCGCTAATATCAAGGATTTGGTCTTGATAGCGTGTTAGATCAAGCGTTAGCCGTGCTTTTTCTCGTAATGCCATTTATTCACCTTCTTTCATCGTTCATTCAAAGTGTCTTCATCAAGCCCGTACGAATCCAGGAAACCATCTACTTTGTCCTGCTTTGCAGCTAACAACTCAAAGCCTTTTGCGATAGCTTCCCGAACATCTTTCCCGTACTGGGCTTTGCGTATCGTTTCCGCAATGCTCTTCATATCATCGGTTGTTGCCATTAGTTAGCTCCCTTCAACTTATCAACTTCGGCTTTCAGTACATCAAAATCCGCTTGTGATACATAGCCAGCCGGTATCTTATCGTTAATGATCGCTTGCAGTTGTTGCATATCAAACTTAAGCTGCGTTACGTCTTGGCTACTTGCCCCGCTCTGGACAATTGTAGTCGTGCTTGACGTGTCCGCCTGACCGCTCGCTTGTATCTCAGCAACACGGCTAACGATAACCTTAACCCTTTCTAGGTCTTGCGCTTGACGGCTCGTTTCTAGCTGATAATCGGTCAGCCCTAACGACTTATCGCCGATAGTCAGCGTTGACTTGTGCGGTTGCAATAGGTCAACTTCTTTTTGCACCACTCGCAGCAGTTGTGTTTGTGCTACATATGGATTGACAAACATATACCGATCAGCAACTTTGAAATGGTCAAAGTTAGGCAAATTCAACTCAACAGCGCTGACTTCCCAACTTTCGGGCACTCGTTGTGCGTCAATCCATGCTTTCGCTTGGTTCATCAAGTCGTTAGCATCGGTTACTTCGTTAAACTCGATTGTGCCGTTGATAATGCCAAACTCTTTTTGTAAGTCTGGTATATCGATATAATCTCGCCCTTCATTGACGCTAGTAATCGTTAGTTTTGGCCTAGCAGCGTTTGAGTTGCTGACCTCTTCTTTTTTACTTTCGTCTTCGGATTGTGAACCATCGCCACCGTTTTTGATTAACGCTTGCGGGTCTAACCACGTGCCATCGTTCGTGAACGATTTCTTGACCGCTTCATAGAAATCGGCTTTGGTTACGCCAACGTGCAAATGGTCGGTGTTTCGCCAACCGATAACATCGCCGGTTTTGACCTTATCGCCAATGTTCACTCTGATTTGGCCTGCACTGCTGAACGCTTCTTGATAGACAATATTAAAACCGTCCGTGCTGTGCGTTACAACATAGTTACCAAGCCCGCCCATGTAGCCTTTGAAGACAACCGTTCCGCCGTGAATGGCATGGACTTCACTTCCTGGGTGGTCAACCGAACCGAAATCCAAACCATCATGAAAACTGTTAGTACGATAACCGCCGTCATAACCGAATCGTTGCGCTTGGCTGAAACTACCTTCACCAACATTAGGGAATGGCCAGCCCCAACCATTTGTGAGCGTTTCGGTCGTGGTATCACTAACTGGGCCATTAACCCGCCGTGTACCAGTTGGACCCCAACCACCGGCACGCGAAATATCAGCAAGCCAGTTCGAATCGTTGAACAACGCTAAAAGTTGGTGAAAGCCTTTATGAATATCTTCATAGCCTTGTACTTTCCAGGTGTCGAAAGTTGGCTGAATATACTGCAACAGCCCCGTTGACGGGTGCCCTGCCCGTGCGTTGCTGTCCCAGTTGTTCGTTACCGTTTCGCTACCCCCAGATTCCTGATTGATACGCCTTAAAACAGCGTTCAACCCGTTCTGGTCAAGGTTGACGTTCATCATCTTAGCAGCATGCTTAATGGCTTCCGTCCAGTCGCCGTTAATAGCAGTTGTAGCACCACCGCCAGTGGTTACAGTTGAGTTTTCACCGCTAACATCAACGGTCTGCGAATCCAACTGCTTACCTAACGGAATCACACGGGTAATAACTTTTGTGGGGTCAATCGTAAGGCTAGCCGATTGCATGTTAACCGCTAACTGAATAGGCGTATCGTTCTTATGATCGTTGCCAATGTCAGTTACATAATCAAGCATGTTTGGGCCGTCTTGCTTGTACTCGGTTACCAGATAACCGCCCAGCTCGTTAATCAGCTTATCTTTGATTGCGTCCCGTGTTTTCGGGTAGTCGATTTGCCGATAAGCGTCATCTTTGTTGTTGGTAACGTTACAGTTACGCAACTTGAACTGCTTATACTGTGGCACTTGGCTGTTGTGAACATCGATCAGTGATTGAAGAAACTCTTTTGGCGTTAGCCCAACCGCTTCATAGAACCGCTGAATGCTATCTAGCAAGTATGCTTCGATGTCCTCGAACGTGTACGTTCTAATGAATCGTCCGCTTGACTGCATTTCTTTCTTCGGTTTGATAGCTCGGCCACGAAACAGCAGTTTATCGTCATCGTAAACTTCAACGTGCGTGTGCATTGGTCGAACGTTATCAAACAGCAAGTTATCACGATTAACTGTTAACTCCAGATCATCAATATCGGTTTCTTTAATCGTCAACTTGCCTTCGCTGACCGTGCGATTTACTCGCTGATCAAGCACGATAAAGCCGTTTTTGTCGGTTGGTTCGTTGTAGCCGATAATGCGATACATTAAACCATCTCCTCACGCTTAAAAACAAACTCGATTGTGCCATTCCCAGACAAATTAATTTTGTTATCGCCAATATCAAGAACTACTTGCGTTTGCTTGTAGTTACTATCATTAAGCGACACTTCGCCGAAACTTCCTTTTGCCTTGACGTTTCCTGTTACAACAAATGACGATAGCACCGGTCGTGAACCAATGTTTTTTACATTAACGTCCTGACTGCCACTAACGTTGAACTTTACTTGCTGCCATAGCCAGTGCGGGAAAAATACATCGTCCCAGTAGTCCGCGCCTTCATTATGGTTTGTGTAAGCATAAGGATATGCCGTGAACACGATTGACGCTTCCAATGTTTCGTTGTCGCTGCTATCGTCAACTTCAACACTCTTACACTTGGCCCACCAGTAATACACCGGTTCGTGAGTATCAACTAACTTGCCCCAGTTGTGGGGCATTAGTTGCCGTTTCAGCTCTTGTTCAAAGCCTTTGCGGTTGTGATACTCTTCGCCGACATATAACAGCTTGTAGGTGATTTCTCGATTGTTGAAGAACCGTTCGTTATCGATCATCGAAAAATCATAGCTACCTTGACGATATGGCACGCTTTCAGTGATTTCTTGCTCTTCTGGTGTCGGTGCCGTACGTTCGGTCAACCACCAACCAGACTTAATGCTATTGAAATCAGCGAACGCGAAACCTTCAACGTTTGGCAACGTGTCAACGTCAACTTCGGTTGGCGGTAAATCTCTGAATATAAATTCCATTAACTCCACCTATCCTTTAATGCCGTTCGCTGTCCTAAACGTTGATCGTAACTGCCAGCCGTTGCACCGACAAGCACGCCGGAATCAAGAATCATCGTTGTATCTTTGCCTGCAATTTGACGTAGCAGCGCGTTGTTTTGCATTTGCAAAGTGCTATCTTGCATAGTCAGCGAGCCGGCGAATCGTGATTGTACATCGCTCGCCATGCCGTTTAGATGGTTAGCAAAACCAGATACATCAGGTTGCATTGCGTCAGTGATCTGTTTGTTCATCGCCAAAACTGACTTCTGAACATCACTAAAGCCGTCAACTAACCCGTTGCCCAGACCATTCATGATTGCATGCCCAGCGGGAATCAGTAAACGCCTGTCAACGCTGATAGGCCCTTTGTGGGCTTTAATCCACTTGCCAATGCCACTGACAAACGACTTAACACTTTCCCAAGCCGATTTAAGACCGTCAAGCAAACTGTTCATGATAGCTTCACCTTCAGCGCTAAGACTGAATTTCATAACGCCTTTGATGAAACCAACACCGGCGTTAAAGATACCCTTAAGCACTCCCCAACCGGCTTTCGCAACTCCAGAAAGGGCAGTCCAGATGCCACTAAAGATTGACTTGATGCCATTCCATGCTTGTGTCCAATCGCCTGTGATAATGCCGATGAAAACATCGAACACACCTTTAAGCACTTGCCAACCGCCTTGGAACACAGCGACAACGCCGTCCCAGATTGACTGGGCAATTTGAATCAGTCCAGAAAGTGAACCGGCGAATCCAGATACAATTGCGCCGATCAGATACATGATCGCTGACAATGCAGCTTGGATAACTCCGATAGCAGCTTGAATCAATGGCATAAGCGTTGTAATGATTGTCATGATTCCAGTAATCAAGCCAGCAATTGCATATACAACCGCGACGATTGCCCCAACAAGTACTACACCAACAGCTTCGGCAATCATCTTGATAATCGGCATAAATGCTTGAAATGCTTGCCATAAAGCGCTGAATACCGGTTGCAACATTTGCCAAGCAGTTTGGATTGCTTGCACCAGGCCGTTCCAAGCATCAATAATCATATCGATTGCAGGCTTAATAATCGGATAGAACGCATTCCAGGCGTTCGTTGCAACATCGCAGAACGATTTCAACGCCTTTTTGCCCGCCTCTGTCTGAGTGAAGAAATAACCAAGT